AACTGAGCATTGCAAAAAGTAGCGTCTTCCATAGCCGATTTTATGCAGGTATAAGCATTCTCTATTTCGCCTAATTGAAAGAGTGCTGAAGCAAGTTCAAGCATCGAAGCGTTTTCTTTAATAGCATCTTTGATGTCACAACTTGCCGATATAGCAAAGGGCAAAGGCAGAGAGATTGATGGTGAGAAGTTTTTCCCATCTTATCGCGAGCGCATTAGTGCTATTACACAACTCTCAAAGATGGAAGGTTGGGAAGCTCCAATAAAGCAAGAAGTCAAAGGTGATTTTAGCGTTACAGAAGTTAAAATAGTGTGGGAGGGCGAACCTGATGAGTAAGATAATAATCACACCAAGAGGCAATCGGAAGCAATATGAATGCGTTAAGATGTGGTATAATGTAACAACGGATGAAATTCTATATGGTGGTGCAAAAGGCGGTGGCAAATCATTCATAGGTTGTTCACTTATACTCGCCGATGCTCTAATGTATGCAGGTACGCAATATTTCATTGCCCGTAAGCAACTGAACGATTTGCGAAGATTTACAATACCAAGCGTTCACGAAGTACTCAATGGCTGGGGCATACCGCAAGAAGCGTGGAAGTACAACGGGCAGGATAATTACTTTGAATTGTATAATGGATCACGAGTATTGCTATTAGATTGTAAGTACTTGCCAAGCGACCCACAATACCAGCGATTAGGTTCAATGCAATTTACACGCGGTTGGATAGAAGAGGGCGGGGAGTTCGATTATGATAGTTATTCTAATCTGAAAATATCAATAGGGCGGTGGAAGAATAGAGAATACAATTTGAAAGGTAAATTACTCATCACCGCCAACCCTTCTAAGAATTTTCTGTATAAGGAATTTTACACCCCCTACAAGGAGGGTACACTTGATAAGAGGCGGGCGTTTATCCAAGCATTGCCGTACGATAATAAAATGCTACCAAAGGAATACATTCAGAACTTGGAGAACACCCTAAGAGGTGCAGAGAAGCAACGACTACTCAATGGGCTATGGGAATATGACGATGACCCAAATGCATTGTGTGATTACGATAAGATATTAGCAATATTCAGTAATGACCATTTGCCACAAGATAACACAATGTACCTAACAGCCGATATTGCCCGCTTTGGTTCGGATTTGTGTGTTATAGGCGTATGGCGAGGCTGGGAGTTAATAGAGATATATACATTGGCAACTTCAGCGACTACCGAAATACAAGCACTCATCAACACGTTGCGAATGAAGTATAATATCCCCAAGGGGAATTGTATTGCAGATGAGGATGGTGTTGGTGGGGGCGTGGTAGACAATACAGGCATTGTAGGCTTTAAGAACAACAGCACACCCTTTGAAGAGAACGAGCGGTCTACTAATTACAAGAACTTACAAACGCAATGCTTGTACAAGTTAGCCGAGCGTATCAATAGCAATTATATATACATTAGTGCTGATATATCCGAGCACACCAAGGAGATGATAACAGAGGAATTGGAGCAAATCAAAAGCGATAATAAGGACGGGCAAAAGCTATCTGTAATTAACAAAGATACGGTGAAGCAAGCAATAGGACGAAGCCCTGACTATCGCGATATGTTACTAATGCGTGAGTACTTTGATTTGAAGCCGAGAAAAACATTTAAACCTATATTTAGAAGATGAGATTATACGATTTCCTACAATTATCTGAAGAGCAGCAAAAGGAATTATTGCCCGCGCTAAAAGTCTTAAAGCCTCTACCGAACTACACTTGTAGGCGTTGGTTTAAGAAACGTACGCACGGGGTAAAAGAAAGCATTACCGAATTAACATTTGGTGAGGTGAATAGCATTAAGCGTTTGGTAATGCGAGAAACAACTGAGGACTTATTAAAAGCCTTTGAGATTGTGTACAAATGCAAGGCACGCGATATAATACGAATGGAGGTTACTCAATTCTACCGTTGTATGATATTCATCACTACTGAAGTAGATAAGATAATAAAGATGGAGCAGCATCATTGGAATACCGAGCCTACCGAGCACGATGCAAAACTACAACAAGCAGGGGTTAAAGAATTGGAGCAGTTCGGAGATTTGCCGATGATTGATAGCCTTGCGGGGGGTGATATTTTTAGGTACAACGATATTGAGAAACTCAATTACTTGGAAGTGCATTATATCTTGTGGTATAGGGCAATTCAAACGAATATACAGAATAGATTTCAGAAACTAATTATTAATAAATAAGGTTATGAAAGAGATATTACAACATATAGCCACGAGTAGCGGTTGGCACTTTGATTACGGGCGTTCAGATTTTCACAACTTGGAAACAGAAGCTGGTAAGGAATATTACTTTTTTCTTGACCCTATCGAAGAGAGTATAACGTTTGATGATTATGCAGCCCCCACAAAACACACTTATAACGGGCGTTTTATGCTACTCAAGCACTCTGATTTTGATAGGGTATATAATTCGCAAAGCGATAACAATCAAACAGAGGGTAAGTACGAGCAGTACATTAAACCTTGCAAGGATGGAGTTATGAATATTGCGAATGCTCTTTGTGGAGATTACACAATTGAGGGCTGGCGAATGATAGAGGTTATTAACTTGTATGATAATAATTTCGATGGTGTATTGGTTACATTTCAGATAACAACTAATGATTAACAATGAAAGAGCCTATTGATATATTATACGATGAGTTGGACACTCTCAAACGTGACCTGATCGCAAAGTATAAAGAATTGAATATGCGAGCGAGCGGGCAATGGGAGAATGCTCTAAGAGTAGAAGTAGCCCCTATCAATGGGGGCGGCTTGCGTGGTATCATTAGCGGTGCAGAATACACTTACTATATGCAGCACGGGCGCAAGGCGGGCAAAATGCCGCCAATACAAGCAATCGAACAATGGATATTGGCAAGGGGTATACGCCCAATACAAGAGAAGATGAACACTAATGCCTTGGCTTGGGCTATTGCTAAAAAGATAGCACGTGATGGAACTAAGAGAATGCAAGCGGGAGGCACACCTGCCTTTATTGATGCAATAATAACACCTGAGAGGGTACAACAGATAATTGAGAAAGTAGGATATAATTACGTGGCTACTTTCACAAGTGAGATTATTAACTTTTTAAACGAAATAGGGAAATGAAATTATCAGGTTTTAAATTTTGGGGGGCTTATAGTGGTGTTCCTTTATCAATACAATTAGATGATAGTGAGGATGAGACTTTAAAAAACGCTTGGCGACCTGAGATTGTTATCACGGCAAATTTTAGGATATACGAAAATGACACTTTAAATGACAAAAGAGTTGTTATTACAAGAAACTATGTGCCCAACGCAGTAAAAGCAATAAGCGTAGATTTAACCGCTGCATTCAAAAGTTT